TACAAACAGAAGAGTATTCAAGCACTTGGACTAAAAACTCTATTTATAACTCTGGTAGACCGTCAGGCATTCTTAATCTAAAAGGCAAGATGAATGATGAGCAGTTCGATCAGTTAAAAGAAAAGTTCAAGAGTGAGTACACAGGTACAGCCAACGCAGGCAAGACACTATTGTTAAAAGGCTTTGACGGCATTGATTGGGCTAAACTAGGAATGGATTTAGAGGGAATTGACTTGCAAAAGGTCAAGGATATTTCACGAGAAGATATTATGTTTATGTTCAGGACTTCCAATACTATTATGGGAATTACTGATGATGTGAACCGTGCCAATTCTAAAGAGATGAGAGGCGTGTGGATGGAGAATGTTATCAAACCTGAATTAGATAGATTTGTAGATCAGATTAACTTCTCACTTGTAACTGAACAGAATTTGGAAATTGATTATGTTGACCCCAACCCTGAAACAATAGCCGATAGAGTAGATGAGTGGACAGCTGGAGTTGATAAGTGGCTAACCAAAAACGACATTATTAGAGAAAGAAATCAGATACTAGGAACAGACATCCCAGAAAAAGAAGCAGGGGATATGATTTGGCAACCAGCCTCACTTATTCCTATGGAGGTTAGAGAAGAAGAACCTGAGACTGAACCAGAAGAAGAACCAGAGCCAGAGGAAGAAGACGAAGTTGTAGAAGATGCTTGTACACATGTGCATAAAGTTGTGGAAAAGTCACCTGCATGTAGATTAGATGATGAAACAGAACAAGAGTGTGTAGCAAGAAAAATCCCTGAAATTATGGATGAAGGTAAAGATCAAGACGAGGCAGTAGCTATTGCTTATAGTATGTGCGAAAAGAAGTGTAACGACAAAAAAAGCTTATCACGTCATGAACGTGGTGAGTTGATGAGGAAAGATTTATTCAAAGAGCAAGAGCAATGGGAGAAACCATACCGCAACCAAGTAAACAAGGTATTTGAGCGACAAAGAAAACAAATCCTAGACAGAATAGAATCACAAGGCAAGAACGTTGAAGAGTGGTTGTTTGATAAGTTTGAATCCTCGGCTATGTGGAAAGAGTTTATTTTACCAATAGCCCTAGAGATTTTAGAGGCACAATCTAAACACATGTTTAACTTTGTAGATGATGACAGCGTACAGGGTGAGCTTGAAATAACCCCGGCACTTAGAAACCAAATTGAAAGTAGAATTGAAAGATGGGCGTTTGATGTAGATGAGGACACACGAGATGTACTAGAGGATTCAATTATTCAAGGAATGAAAGAAGGTGAATCAGTTAGTAAGTTAAAGAAACGTATTGATAAGGTTTACGACCACGCCATATCAATGCGAAGTGAGCGAATAGCAAGAACTGAAACGATTAACCTGTCAAATTTAGCCTCACTTGAAGCAATGCAACGCTTGCCCTCTGTAGTAGGTAAGGAGTGGATGACTAATCCTGGAGCGTGTGAATATTGCCAGCCTCTCAATGGTCAAGTGGTTCAGCTTGGAACTAACTTTGTCAATCAGGGAGAAGTAGTTGATGGAGTAGATGGGGGATCATTTGTCGCTGATTATGAGGATGTAGAACACCCACCATTGCATCCAAATTCTTATCATAAAGACACAGAGGCTTACACCAGAGATGGATTTAAGAAAGTTAAGGATATTAAGATTGGCGAAGAAATGTTGTCGCTTAATATTGAAACAAGAGATCTGGAATGGGTTAAGGTTAAGAATTTAATAAGTCATGAACAAGATAAACTAATTTCATTTCAATCAAGAAACTTTGATTTAGAGGTTACTCCAGATCACGACATGCTTTATCAAAAACGATGGGATAAAAGAATTGGCAGAGATATACTAGAGTTTATTCATGCTAAAGACATACCACCAGAGGCGATTATTTATAGATCATCAGAATGGACTGGTAAAGAAATAGACTTTGAAACATTTGGAATGAGCAAAAAAGACTTTTGTAAATTTATGGCTTATTGGTTATCTGATGGAAGTGTTAACAGACATTATATTTACATTTCACAATTTAAAGACAAACATATTATTGGGGATGAGTTGTTTGCGATGAATTTAGATGTTAAAGAAATAAAAGAAGGCTTTAGAGTTAAGAATGATAAGTTGGCAGATTATCTTCATCAATTTGGACATGCTCACGAGAAATATGTGCCTAATGAGATTAAGCAACTACCAAAAGAGTATTTAAGAGAATTTTTAGATGCTTATGTAATTTGCGATGGTTATATCAAAGAAGGCAAAAAATGGAAGGGTGGAGAATTTAGAGATCAAAAAACCTATTTCACAGCCTCGAAAAAACTAGCTGACGATTTAGGTGAAATTATCTTAAAAGTTGGCAGAAGACCGTCATATAGACTTCAAAAAAACAAGGGAGTGCCAGTAGAACACAAAAACGGAGTTTATAAAGGCAATTATGATATTTGGATAATAACAGAATGTTATTCTCAAAACGCCTCTACTAAAAATATGGAAATTAAAGAAGTTGATTATAAAGATATGGTTTATTGCGTAGAGCTTGAGAAAAATCATACTTTATATATAAGAAAAAATGGCAAATGTACTTGGTGTGGAAACTGCCGTTGTACTATTTTGCCCGTAAATAGGCAAGAAATGAAATCATACAAGATAGATCATTTAGAGGAAAAGTATGATGAACTAGACAAGAGAACTAAAGAAGCTAAAGACATACTAGAACAAATTACTAAACTAAAAAACGAAAATGACAATTGAAATAATCAGAGGTGATGACGAGCAATTTGAACTCACCTTCACCGACATAGACGGAAACGCAATTGATTTAACTGATGGAACAGTTTTCTTTACTGTTAAGGAAAGTTTATCTGATGATGATGATGATGCTTTAATAACAAAAGAAGTCACCGAGTTTGCAGACCCAGAATTAGGAGTTGCTAGATTGACTTTATTAAAAACAGAAACAGATATCGCAGAGGGTAGATACTTTTATGATGTTCAGTTCAAGGATTCTTCGGGTATGATATCATCAACCGTAAGGGATAAGTTTTATGTTAAAAAAGATATTACATTAAGAACTACATAAAAGGAGGCCTAAATGGCAGCAACAGTAAAAATCATGCGTTGGACGGGTTCATCTGGTAGCCCCACCAAGACTGACATAACAAGTATTAACACCAGAGCTAATGCAGAAGACGCACACTCTACAGCAGGAACGAGTAATTCAATTCTAATTCCTGAGGCTGGAAGTAACTACTCTTATTGGGTAAATACTCGTCTTTCAATTGATTCAATATCGGGAGGAACTGTAGATAATATTAAGTGGTACACTGACGGTGCAAATGGATTTGGTACAGGTGTAACTTGTGTTGGAAACACTGCTGATGATTATGTTCAAGCTACAGGCACACCAGGCGAAACAGGTGATGAGTTAAACGTTACCAATAACACAGAGCTAACCGCCGCACCAACTGATGTATTTGGCTTTACATCTGCCTCACCCAAATCGATCACTGGTTCAGCTACAACTACAGGCGATGTAGGACAATTTTTTGTCTATCAAATGGTGATTGGAACGACAGCAAACTCAGGTGCAACCAGCCAAGAAACTTTCACTTGGCAATATGATGATACCTCGTCTTAAATAAATTAAACTAGCAATACAATGCTAGAAGGGCAATACAATGCAATGGAGAGCTGTCTACACAGACGGAACACACTTAGACCAGATTGAACCATCTGGTAAGAAAAACGCTTACAAAGATATAGAGCGTGATAAACTACATTCTTTTGAGTTATGGGATGGTGATGACCGCATCGTTTCACTTAGATTCTTCAAAGGTCAACGGCTTATTTGGCGGAGACGTGTTTTAATGCGTGCCGGTGAAAAAATAGAGACAATCCACATCATAGGTAAACAAGAAACTGTAAACGGTAAAAACTATCAGGGTATTATTGCAGTATTTGAAGATGGTCGTGTTGAAGTAGCTGGCAAGTTTGAAGAAGATCATCCATTCTTTAAGCCAGTTGTTATCCACGAGGATGAGGGTGAGGAGTGGGTGAATGGCTAGCTCACAGAAAGCACCATCTTCTGGGGTTAATGACTCAACAGTTGGAACTACTAATTGGAGTGATATTGGTGCAATTTGGAGTACTGATACAAATGACTATGCAGAAAGTCATAGAATACCAAG